CGTCGACTAATGACATCGCTTTCGCCTCTTTCCCTGTTTTAAAATCGACTACGTTTTGATGAGTTTCTGCACACTTCATGTTCGCCAGCCCTGATAGAGTTCTCCTTGTCAGGGCGAGGGTACGGTACTGAGTTCAACCCCCGTCTGACGGCCGAACGTAAGAAGCCCGAACGCTTAGATTGGAACCCGAGGCATCTGGGCACTGGAAATGAGAGAATTGGAGAGCCCCTTCTGGGGCCCCAGAAATGGAATTATCGGTTGGCTTCTCTTTTTTGCCGAAGAGAGCCCGAGCGCAGAGACCGAAGAAACAAGCGCCACCGATGCAGAAGAGCAGTCCTTGAAAGAAAACGCTCATGAGCCTGTTTTCCCTGGTCGTTGCACCATCGGTCGTGTGTCAGGCGTCCGATGCTCGATTGCGTTCTGCGCGAGTAGATCCGCGCCGGTTGACTGCTTCGTCATGCGCCCGATCCAGCGTCATCGAGGAATTGATGCTTGTGGACGATCAGCTCGGACGCCGTCGGTTCAACGCTCGTAGCGTTCGTCTTTGGCCTCGGATTGATCATCGAGTTGAGAAGGGCAAACTCGCCAAAATGCTTTATTGCCGCGTTGTCGTACGCATCAGCCGCATCGTATGGGCAGCTAAATGTGCCGAGGTATATTTTTTCGCCATGGGCGCTGATCCTAGCGACCCATTTGCCATTCCGCCCCGTTACACCCTTGAACCCGCTGGTATTGTCAGCTCGCAAATCGGCGTTCGCGCCATTCTGGCTAGCATTGCATGCCCGAAGGTTTTCTCTTCGATTGTCCAGGCCGTTTCTGTTTTCATGGTCAACACGTTCTTCCCCGGTCAATCCAAGGATAACGCGATGCATCGCTTCAAATTTTCCGAGAACAGACCGGACGGCGTAGAATGTCTTCCCACTGTCAACAGCGAACCACGTCGATCCCGAGAGAGCCGGAAGATCGTCGATATCAACAATAGCGAACATGCCTTTGTTAAGAGGTATGTACCCCAATGCCACGCCGGCGTCCGATTCTTGAAATGGATGCTCCGGCGTGACGAAGTGCTGCCAAGCGACAGGAACCTCGTTCGTGCCAAGCCCTGCCCAGCGAGCGGGGCTGAATTTCGTTTTCTCAAGCCAGTAAGACTTGATGACGCGGCCGCACTGCGTCGCCAACCAAACCGGAGCGATATGCGTCTCGTCGTAGGGGCGCTCTTCGCCCCTTACCGTCCGGACGATCGTCACGGCCTTGCCGCGCGGGGCTTCGTCGATGTTGTGGTTCCACATTTAAGCGGTCTCCGCAGCGGTGATCGCCGCGTCCAACAACCGCAAGACCGCCTTATGGCCGTAGTTGTCGTTGTAGGCGCTGATCGTCGACTTGGGTGGCAACTGGGCCGAGATGAGCTTGAGGGCTCGGAAGTAGATGCCTCGGCCTTCGTCGGTCAGGAGATCGAGTTCGCGCTGGACCGCCCCCATAAGGCAGAAGCACGTCGCGCCGTCATCGGTGGCGCGGATCGGTGTGCCGCGACCGTCTTTCGCGTAGGCGTTCTGCGTCCAGCTCGACTTCTGTTCAATTCGCTTGCGAGCAGCCATGAGTACGGAGAGCTCAGTCATGCTGCGTTCTCCGGAACCCCGAAAACGTCAGGCCGCAGGTCGTGCCGGGAAATGCCCGTGATGCGCTCTACGTCGAGGACGCGCTCTGCCGGCACCTTTCTCCACTGGGATACGGCCTGGGAGGTAAGCGTCCCCCCAAGTGCTTTCGCGAGGGCGGCAGGACCACCGGCTTTGTCTTTGGCTTGTTCGCAGAAGTTTTCCATGACCAATTGAAAGCATATCTTTCACATAATTGCAAGCATCTCTTTCGATGAAAGACTCAGTTTCGTCATGCATAGTCCGCTCATGACCACAGTTCGGAAGATTGACCCGGAACGGGGCGAACGGATCAAGTTTGTCCGCCTCAGCGTGATGGGTATGAGATCACAAGAAAAATTTGCCGAAGCTCTGACGAAGGCTGGGAAGACAGCCACGCGGGGAGCCGTGGGCAATTGGGAGCTGGGGAAAGAGGTCGGCCTAGATAGCTTGACGGCAATTTGCGATCTGGCCGGTGTTGATTTGAATTGGCTGGCCTACGGCAAAGGCGAAGCGCCGGTCCTGGCAGCCGCTGGGCGCGCGAAGAGTGTGATCGATAGTTTCGATCCAGACGCCACCGTCGTCCATTTTGCTGGTCATGGGGCGGCCGCCAAAGATATCCCGGAGATCGATCTCGTCGCCGGTCTCGGCGGTGGTGGCCTCGCCGCTTCTGAGGTGACCACGCAAAATGGCATCACCTTCCACCAAGAAGTTGTTCGCGATCACTGGCGACTTCCTGATTGGACGCTTAACCGGATGAACGTCAGACCGCAGCATGTCGCGGCTTTCCCGGCTCAGGGAGATTCCATGGATCCGACCATCGGCGATGGCGATGTTGTGTTCATTGACACACGTCATCGCGTTCCATCCCCGCCTGGTATCTATGCCCTTGCCGACCAATGGGGCGGCGTGGTGGTCAAGCGGCTTGAAGTGACGTCTCGGCCGGGAGACGAGGTTGTGACCGTGCGGGTTTCTTCTGACAACCCGAAGCACAACCCGAGCGAATTTACGCTGGATGAAATTCAGATAATCGGGCGTTACATCGGCCGCTTCACGATCTAACGCCCCTATCTTATCCGTGCCACAGGAACTTGCGTTCATCCCTGATGCGGATGTCAGCCACCACCTTGCCAACAACCACGTCGTTGAACCTCTCTCGCTCCATGTGGTGTGACTGGTAGATCGTATTTTCGCGGGAAAGCATCAGGTCGCCGTTCGGCCCGAGTATATTAGTCACTCGATACAGCTCGATGCCGAGGCCGGCATCGACGAGGTAGACGCCCTCGCCCTCATACGAGGTGACCGGCGCTGTGAGCACATAATCCCGGCCTCCTCGTAAAGTTGGCTCCATCGCGTCACCAACAACGGGATGAACGCGGAAACGATCTGATAAGACTTTCTCTGGTAGAGCCGCAGCCTGGAATAGGTCATCCATGGAGGCGGCCTACAAAGTCTTCAAATTCATCTCCGAAAGATTCTGAGTTTGGTACGATTGCGAACACAAATACACTAATGCTAGCATGCCCCGGCATGTTGATAGTCTCCGATTTTCAACGTGGCTTTTTCAAAAGGCGGAGCGGGTTTCCTAGGCCGGTGCTCCGCCTTTTTCATTTTCATCTTTTCATTTTCCGCCAAACATTAGCCCTCCCACACATAGCACTTACGAAATGATTGACGGCCACGTCCACTCGCGTCAACCGAGTGCTGGCAAGTTGCCACGATTTATTCTGCGTATAGTGACTTGTATGCACTCTATCCATGAGCGATCTGTCCCCCAGCCAACTGCTGGACAAAATCATTATCCGCGTTCCGGATGGCATGCGTGAGCGCATCAAACGCGCTGCTGACGCTAATGGACGCTCTGTAAACGCTGAGCTTCTCGTGCTTCTCGACAAGACCTATCCGGCGGTGTCCCTACTTGAGACACTCGTCGAGGAGATCGCCGGCGTGGTTAAGAACCTGCCTGTGGAAAACCGAGACGAAGCTTGGCGGACCGTTTTTGAAAACTTGGAAGCGGCTCGTAAAGAGACGCCGTAGGAGCATCTCTCCACCCTTCCAATTACTCCACTCAGAGCAAGAATCTGAAATACAGATAGATTACCGTTATTAAGCGCACCGTTATTAGGGGGGTCACCAGCGACCCTTTGGCAAGGGGTCACCAGCGACCCCTAGAGAGCTTCCCAAGCGAAGATGAGACGGTAGTGATTGACGGCTCTCCCACGTATCCCGCGCTGCACTTGCTCTTTCGAGATCAAGCCTTCGTCGATCAGTTTCCCGACTGATCGCTTTACCGTCGTCGGGCTCAGGTTCAGGTCCTTCGCGATCGTCTTCTGTTGGTGCTTCGTGTGGTTGTCCCGCCGGTTCATGTGCATGGCGATGAAGAGGCCGACACGTTGGCAGTCTGAGGAAAGATAAGGCCGGCCCAGGACGTGACGAATCCATTCGTCGCGGTCTCGGTACCATTGCCCGGCTTCGGAAAGTTCTGGCTTGTTCTGCATGCTAGCAAAGTTAGCCCCACGCGGTTTTGAAAGCAATCCTTTCTTTTCTGCTTGCACCAATCTGTAAGATATGCTTTCATAATCCTCATCAGCCGACGACGACTTGATCCCCCACCGGGACGAAGAAACGTCGATCTGCACAAGAGGAGCAAGGGCAGATGTCCGACAGCGCATTCAAGACCGCAGCTTTCCCCGGCTACACCACCGCCGAGCTTGAAAAGAGCTATGCCGAAAAGTCCGCAATCATCGGATACGGCGCGCACTGCGAAAAGATCCAGGCCGAGCTCGATCGCCGCTATGCCGTTGCAGCCGGCGACGTCTCGCAGATGACGCCCGGAGAGCGCCTTCGTTTTGCCAAGTCAAAGGCAGGTGCCTAATGGACACCCTCACCACCCCCCGCACCGTCACCCGCTTCAACGTCGAAGCAGCCTTCGGCACAACGACCCTGTACCTCGGCCATATCCCGGGTGTCGGCATGCGCTGGTCTGTCGATCCGGATGCAGCTTGGGAATACCAGGACGAGGATGAAGCGCAGGACGATGCCGAACAGCACGGCGGCGAGGTGTTCAAGTTCGAGCGCCTGACGCGCCTGGCCGATCCCGAGAGCTTCACCGGACATAACGCTGCAGCTCGTCTTGAGCGCGCCCTTCAGGAGGCTGCGGAATGATCACCAAGAAGACAATCGAACTCGTGAGCGTTTGCTCCGATGCCGAGATAATCGCCAAGTCCGCGCATGCTGCCTACTGGCTTTCTTACAGCCCCGGTGCCGACGAGAGCGGGCTCGCCATCCAAGAGCGAGAGATCATCGACCACTTCAAGGCAATCGCTGACAAGCTCGGTTACCGCGTTGAGAAGATCGAAGCTGATGAGGTGGCGCGATGACCAGGATCAACACAGGTGGTCCGGCCTTCCCCGGCCAACATAGTTACATCGACGGGATGCCTTCTGATTACGAAGGAATGAACCTTCGAAACTGGTTCGCAGGCAACGCTATCGGCGCCGTTGTGGTGCAGTGCGCTAATGATCTTCG